TGGCGCTGGAACTCCACCGGAATGCCATCAGCCTCGTGCCTCTCGCAGCGCCAGGTGCTGTCCTCCTTGGCCGTGCTGTGCGCGCAGGTGCGGCAGTTCACATGCTTGGTGGTCTTGGTTTCGTGGCAGAACTCGTGCGCGTCGCAGAACTTGCACTGGTACCAACTCGGGTCTGTGCTGATGGGCGGCGGCATGCGGTCCTCCAAAGCTAGACGCCGGCCGCGTGCGATGAACTTCTCGGCCACCTCTTTGTCGTAGCGCACACGCTCGGTGTAGATGCGGTCGTCGTCCTTGCATACGGCCACATACAGGGCGCGGTCGATCTCGGTGCCATGCATGTAGAGCTGCATCTGGACAAAGTGCTCGGGCTTGGACTTCTCTACCCCGTTCTTCTCCAGGTCGGCAAAGCTCTTGGAGCTGTGCGTTTTGAACTCGGCCACATGGCGCTTTTTGGGCGCTGCAGGCACGCCAGACTCGATGATGGCGTCGATGCTGCCGGACACATGCGCACCGAAGTCCACGCGCGCCTGCTGCCGGCTGGTGCGCACGTCCATGCCGATGGCGCGCAGGTCCGATACGATGGTGGCCTCCTCCATCTGGCCACGCCTGAACAGGCGCAGGATGCGGCCAGGGAACTGGGGCTGGACGGCCCAGCGGAACGACAGCCACAGCCACCTGTCGCATGGGTGACCCAACTGGCTGCAGCCCATGTGCGGCCTGGGCGGCTCGGCCTGCTTCTCGTGGTGTTTGTCGATCAGGCCTTGGATGCTATGCTCTGGTTCGGGTATCTTCATGGTGCCCGTCTCCTTCTGGTAGTTGCCAATGCCCAGGACCAGCTCGCGCTGGCCTGGGCTTTTTTCCATCACTTCTTCTGCCAGGGCGGCGCGGCCTTGGCCGGCGCTGCAGAGGCTGCAGGAGCTGCTGCAGGAGCTGCCGCGGCTGCGGCAAAGCTGGGCGCTGCGCCACCATTGACAACCTTGAACCCCTTCACATCATTGCTGGCCTCGTAGGTCTTGCCGGTCTTCTCATCGGTGCGCGCAGGGCGCACCTCCAGCTTGACCTGGATGCTGGCACCGATGAGCTGGTCGGTGTCCTGGACCTTGGCCAGACCGATGGCGCGCATGATCTCGCCAAGCTGCTGGCGGCCGATCTCCTCGGCCTTGGCGCTGGCATTCTTGATGTTGAGGTTGCCGAATACCACGCGGCCCTGGTGGGTCGGCCCGGTGATGTCGTAGCGCAGCTTGATGTACTGGCCATCGCCAGCGGCAGTGGTCTTCAGCTCGGCCTGCGTGATGTTGGCTGTGTACCAGCCAGCCGGCAGCGGCTCGTAGTTGTTGTTGCCCTGGGGCATGTCAGATGCTGCGTAGGTTTGTCCGAGAAAAGCCATGATGAATTACTCCTTGGTTTTGATGGGTTCAATGGTGAAAGAAGGGCGGCCAGGCTTGGCCGTGATTGCTGCTGCCAGAGGCTTGGTGATGGCCTCATCTGTTGCCTTCCAGATGGCCATGTTGATCTCCGGCTTCCACCGGAACAGCGTGCTCAGGTGATCTGTCAGGCCGTGCTCGGCGGCCAGCTCCTGCACCTTGTCGGCGTCGACCTTGCGGTCGATGCGGCTGACCACCTTGACCTTGAAACCTTCGAGCGCCAGGTTCTCTGTGCCTTCCACATCGTCGCGGATGCTGGCGATCTTCCTGATCTGGTCTTCAATCGCACGGCGGTCTGCCGTGGCAGTAGTTTCTGTGTCCTTGGCGTAGAGCCACATTTCAGCCAACTGCTCCACGTCTGTGACGGTCTTGATGAAACCTTCGGTCTTGAGCATTTCTCGGATGTTCATCACTTGCCTCCGATCTTGGCGATGACTGCACCGAGGTCTGGTGCCTCCCAGGCGTCCAGCTTCCCGCTGCGGTCCTTGGCCAGCCAGAGGCCGTCCGAGTCGCACATCAGGGCGCGCTGGGTGTTGTTCTCGCTGTCCTTCTCGACACGCAGTGCCAGCACCTCGTCGAAGAAGTAGGGCAGCGCCTGCCCGGTCTTGTTGCCAGGCATCGAGGGCGCATACAGCACGCGGCCCATCTCGTCCTGGGTCTTCTCCAGCTTGGCGCTCATGTAGACGTGCCGGCCAGGCAGATCGCGGAATGCGCGGATGATGTCGGCCATCTGCTCCTGCATCGCACCGTAGGCCTGGCGCGGGTCTTTGGTGGCCTTCTTCTCGGCATTGAGCACCACCTCAGCGATCTCGCTGATGGAGTCCAGCGCGACCGACTGGAACCCCTTGGCCTCGTCGGACTGCGTCAGCCAGGTGTAGGCCTCCCGCAGCGTCTCCATGTCGCTGATCTCGATGAATGGCAGGTCGGCGTCCTGGATGGACAGCAGGCCTCCTTCAGCAGACAGCACGATGGGCTGCGGCAGGGTCTTGATCAGTGAGGTCTTGCCTGCACCGGCCTGGCCGTAGACCAGGACTTTCACACCATTGGCAGCCAGGCTGCCGGTGGTCTTCACGTTGATTGCCATGTTGGCTCTCCTTCTTGGTTGCTGCACCTTCGGGCAATTCCGTTCGCGCAGTGCTTGCATCATAAACCGGAATTCGAGTAAGATGCAAGCACTCCCGCAAAAATTTTTTCAGAGGTGCAACATATGCTGACTGTCGAGCAAATCAAGAAACGGCTTGAGGACGCCAATCTCAAGCGCGTGGCCGAGAACGCTGGGGTCCATCCGGCCACGGTCTACAGGTTCATGCAGGAGGACTCCAAGCCCCTGTATGAGACGGTCAAGGCGCTGTCTGACTACCTGACACGGCAGGAGGCGACATTGCATGGCTGACCTCTCCAAAGTCCTGGGCGGCCCCTGGTCGCCACCACCCGAGAAGAGGGTTGCACCACCAGAAGAGCAACTGATCGATGCCATCAAGGCGGCCGGCCTGGAGCCACCAGAGCAGGTGATCCTGGACGGCAAGATTCATAGGTTCAGGTCCGGCACCAAAGGCTCGCCTGGCCACGGTGACAAGCCTGGCTGGTATCTGGTCTTCGGTGATGGCGTGCCGGCCGGCCGATTCGGCTGCTGGCGGGCTGGGTTTGAAACCTCATGGCGCGCAGACGTGGGGCGCAAGCTCACCCAGGCAGAGGAGATGGCGCACGCCAGGCGCGTGGCCGAGGCCAAGGTGCTGCGCGATGCCGAGCTGGAGCGCCAGCACCAGGTGGCAGCCGACACGGTTGAGAAAATCTGGTCATCGGCATCCGCGGCGCACCCGGATCACCCCTACCTGGCGCGCAAGGGCATCAAGACGCACGGCGCGCGCATCACAGGCGATGGCCGGCTCGTGGTGCCACTGTACGATCAGGACGGCACGCTCTCCAGCCTGCAGTACATCAGCCACGATGGCGGCAAGCTTTACCACCCAGGCGGCCAGACAGGCGGCAAGTTCTGGATGGTGGGCACGATGGACGAGCCAGGCACGCTGTTCGTGGCCGAAGGGTTCGCAACCGCGGCGACCATCCACGAGACCACCGGACGGCCGGTGGTGGTGGCCTACAGCGCCAGCAACTTGGTGCCGGTCACCGGCAGCCTGCGCGAGATGTACGGCGCGACACAGGACATCGTGATCGTGGCCGACAACGACAAGTCTGGGGTGGGACAGCGGTATGCAGAACAGGCCTCGGCCAAATTTGGAGCGAGGATGGTCATGCCGCCAATTGAGGGAGACGCAAACGATTATGCCCAAGCAGGGCACGACCTGGCCAGTCTGCTGCTGCCACCAAAGAGCAACTGGCTGATCCCGGCCGATGACTTTTCGGCCCAGCCAGCCCCGATCTCATGGCTGGTCAAGCGCTGGCTGCAGAGCCAGGCGCTGATCATGGTCCACGGCCCATCGGGCGGCGGCAAGACCTTCGTGGTCCTGGACTGGTGCCTGCGCATGGCCAGCGGCATGGCCGACTGGTGCGGCCAGAAGGTGCGGCCAGGCAATGTGGTCTACCTGGCCGGCGAAGGCCACCACGGCCTGCGTGGGCGCGTGGCAGCCTGGAAGCATCACCACCAGGCCGGCTCCCTGGCCATGTGGCTGTCCAAGGACGGCTGCGACCTCAACACCCCGGCCGGATACCTGCAGGTGGTCGAGCAGGTTCGAGGCCTGCCGGAGAACCCGGCCATCATTGTGGTCGACACCCTGCACCGATTCCTGGCCGGAGACGAGAACAGTGCCCAGGACGCCAAGACCATGCTGGACGCCTGCAACAGCCTGATGAACGAGTTCCACTGCAGCGTAATCCTGGTCCACCACACTGGCGTGGCCGAGGAAGCCCAGCACCGGGCGCGCGGCTCCAGCGCATGGCGCGGCGCGCTGGACATCGAGATCAGCATCGTGCCAGGCAAGGATGGCGTGCCCATGCAGATCGTCCAGCGCAAGTCCAAGGATGCCGAGCTGGCCCAGACGGTCCACGTCGAGCTGCAGCAGGTCACCATCCCTGGCTGGTACGACGAGGACCAGCA